AGCCACAGTTATCAGCTACAACCCTCCGACCTTGGCAACACCGTGTGGTGGAAATCATCGATGGCCCGGTGGATCCCCGTCGAATACTCTTCGTTGTTGACGAACGAGGTAACGCAGGAAAAACGTATTTGGGACGGTTTCTACTCGGAAATTACGAAAAAGTACAGGTCATGCGGGCAGGAAGAGTAGCCGACATGGCGTTAATCTATCGAGTGACAACCCGAATCCTAGTGATCGATGTACCTAGACAAAAAGTCGACACGTTGCAATATAATTTTTTGGAACAAGTTAAAGATGGCATGCTTATGTCGCCTAAGTATGAATCACAGATGAAAATGTTTGAACCACCGCACGTGCTTGTGTTTATGAACGAAGATCCAGACCCACGTGCTCTATCGGAGGATAGATACCAGATAATTAAGCCTTTTTAGGCCTGTTTAGGATCACGAAAGTAAATAATATTCCGTAAACGCCAATTCATACCAACGTTAGCATTGTAGCCTGCTGGGTCTTGTGTAGATGCAACCCAGGTAACGAAGAAAATCTGTTGGTCCACCGCCTGAATAGGTCCGTCCCACGTAAACGTACGTCCGATCTTGACATACCGTTCAATATCGTTGTCGGAATCCTTAATGTTAAACTGACTCGTGGTAGTGTTTCCTGGAGCCAAAAGAAATTTCCCACGACTTAAAATAACGTACTCATCCGGGTTAATACTGGCGTTTGCCCACGACAAACCTGTTTTGCCAGGATCGTTCGCATTCCAGGCACGCTGGTCAGTGTAGTCCCGGAAAAAATCATCTTCCGTGATTCCAATAATTTTCTTATCCTTCGGAAAGATAACAGCCCAATTCACCCAAACCCGTAAAGCTGCTAAATTACGGTAAGCCACATTTATTTTCATACCGGAAATATATGCCGAGTCGCGTTCACGCTGGTTAATTTCATTACCACGATTAAGGAAAATTAGGGCTTGAATTCCAAGAATGTTTCTGTTTTGCGATCTTAGGTCTGGTAGCACGCTTTCAGTAGTTTTAGAACTAGCAAAATTCCGCGGCAAAGCAACTTGACGCCGAGCACGTGCTTTCCACGACTTCTTAGTAGCACGACGTCCCCTAGGACGGTAAACCAATGCACGGTTTTTACGACGCCGTGTCATAGTAGCACGCAACCGGGGAGTTCCACGGTTCTTCTGGTACGCATTCCACCCTGCAAGGGCGCCCATCATGGCGGCACGTTGTACAAGACTCATTGTATGTGGATTAATAAAAAGTGGGAGAGAGGGGTATAAGGGGAGAGAGGGAGAAAAAATGACGCCCGCCACATTTAAACTCGCAGAGAAGGGTCACGACCTGAACCCCATAAATCTCTAAGGATACACATGTACTTATATCGTAGGTAAATCCATGTGTAACGTTCACACGACTAAATAAGGTTTGGGTTATATACCGGATCAGGGTGGCCATATCCCAGTATTACGGCCACCCCCAATCCAATCCACCGGCTCATAAAATATGAGCCGAGCAAAACATTGGCAATTTACTATCAACAACTATAACGATGAGCACGAATCCCTACTTGAACGCCTCGGAGTTCACGATGAAACATCGTATCTTATCTATGGAAAAGAAGTTGGTGCCTCTGGAACTCCTCATCTACAGGGTCATGTTTCTTTCGTGCAGCAGCAACGTTTCAGCAAAGTTAAAGAGAGGCTGCCTGATGGCGCTCATCTCGAAGTGGTTCGGCTGCTTCAATCGCACATTGAGTATTGCAAAAAGGACGGGAATTATTCAGAGTTTGGGACACCACCTACATCTGCAAATGACTCTCGGAGCTCGTCCCGACGCGAATTTGATGAGTTTCGATCCACCGTCGCGTCAGGTGTATTCGAAAGCCCTGACCTCCGTGAGAAACATCCTAATGTCATGGCACGATACCCCCATTTCGCGCGAAGTGTTGTGCGAGATCTATTTCCGAAGCAGCCACAGTTATCAGCTACAACCCTCCGACCTTGGCAACACCGTGTGGTGGAAATCATCGATGGCCCGGTGGATCCCCG